TTCTCGAGTAGCTTGACACCCGCATCCATAAACTTGAAGACAAGCTGATCAGCCATGTTGACCAAGGCACCGCCCACAGTCTGGGTGTGCATCCAGATACCCTGCAGGCCTTGCGAGAGTGAACCCGCCATACTGTCAGCAACTGAACGCCACTTCGTCAGGGTCAGCTGAGCAGCAGCCATGTTCGCCTGAGTCGTTGCACGAGCGAACTCGGCATTGACTTGAGTCATCCGCTGATAGTGCTCAGCCTTGTTCGTCTCGATCTCCCGGTCGATCTGCTCGATCCGTTCCTTCGACTGGTTCGGTATCGCGAGTTCCTTCTGAAGGTACTCAAGACGAAGCTGATAGAGGCGTTCTTCGTGAGCAGCCTTTGCGGCAAACTCCTCGTTCATGATCTGACGCTTCTGGATCAATGCCTGACGTTCAGTGATCAGGTTGTTCTGAGCCATGAAGTTGACGGCATCGCTCTTGCCGCCTGATTGCGTCTGTCCTACCGCATCATTACTGTTCTCAGCAGCTACCCGTGCAGCATGCTCGCGGTTAAGCTTGTCGACTTCTTCGCGGACGATCATCGCGTTGTAACGACGGACTACATCCAGCTCATGCTGCTTTGCCTGTTCGGCCTGCTTCGATGTCGCACCGTAGGCCTCGGTGATTAGGGTGATCCGCTGCTTCTCAATCAGCAGTAACTGAGCAAGCTTCTGGGTATTGCTAAGCTTCTCGTCATCGACAATCTTCTTGGAGGCAGTGTCAAGGACCTCCACCCGTTCATCAGCAATCTTCTTCGTTTCGGCCAGCATCTCACGCTCTAGCTGAGCCTGTGCGGAAACCTCACCCTTGGCAAGTCCCATCCCCTTCGATTGACCGACCAGGTTTTTGGGTGCTTCCATGTGAGCATGGTCGCGATGCTGGTTCTGACGCATCGGGATGTCAGCCGAAGGACCTCCGCCGTGAGGCTCATAGATCTTCCCGTTCCATAGGATCCTGAAGCCGGCAGCCTGGTACTGTTCGACCATCTGATCCATGCGACGCTTAATCGCCGGGTTCGTACTCTCTTGATTGCCCGGTGCGGCATTGATGTCGATAGCGTGGTCAGCGTGAGCAACGTTGCCCATGCCCGGGTGATTACCAATCCTGTTAGGATTGGAGTGGTTCGGGTTAATGTTGAACCCTTGAGCCGTCAGTGCCCGAGCCGCTGTGGTGATCGCGTCGTTCCGCGACTTGTACAGGGCGTTCTCATCGCGCAGGTTCTGACGAGTCGCAGCGGACTCATCAGCTTTGAGCTTGATGTACCGACGAGTGATCTCGGTCAGGTTCGCCTGGTATTGAGTCTGAAGCTGTTGTTGCTTAACAGTGTCACCGGCAGCCGCGTTGTAGAGTGTGCGGAACAGGTTGGTCTGACGAGTCTTCTCGTCGGACTCTTTCCTCTGCAAGTCAGTTTGAGTCGCGGCGTCCTGTGCAGCTCGAGCAGCGGCCTCCGTCTGAGCGGCCTGTGCAGATCGATAAGCTACCTTGAGATCATCGACTGCTTTCTGTGCCTCGCGCAGTTCATACGCCGCAGCAGCCCAACCCCCGAGGGTACCGCCATTACCGGTGAAGGGGTTCTCCGCTGCCACACCCATCTGAGCCTGACGTAGGCGTTCCTGCGCGGCAGCCATACGTGAGATAACATCGAGGCGGTTGTTGCTCGCGCCTTCCTGCTGCAGACGATTGTTCTCGGCGGTCTCGTTATTCGCCGCGCGCTGAGACTTAACGTATCCGTCGAGTGCCTGCGTCAGGTCACGAACCGTAGCAGCTCGAACGGACTCAGCGTCGGTCAGGTCGAGTGTCTGCTTCTTGGCTTTGGTGTGTTCTTCGCCCAACTTGCTGAGGATGATCACAGCCGCGAGGATCGCCTGGAACCAGATACCTCCCATGATGGAAGCCATCGTTCCCGCAGCACCGCCCATGCCTTGCATCGCGTATGCGACCTGACCGGACTGTTGCGCGAAGATCACCAGCGGGTTAATGCCCGAGGCAATCGACGCGGTAACGTCCTGCATCTGATAACCGAGCTGAACGCCAACCTGGTTCATACGACCGAGCTGACGGGTATTGATTTCCATCTGCACAGCAGCTTGCTTCTGGATGGTGATCCACTCACCCTCCTTCAGCGTGTTCTGCATCAGCAGCTGAGTCGCCTTCTGCATTGTCGCGTTGTAGCGTTCCTGTGCAGCGAACGCAGGATCGATCGAGGCGCGCATTTCCTGCAGGGCGCGTGCATCATTCGCAGCAGCGCGAGCAGCCTCCTGCTCAGCCTGTTGACGTAGACGCAGCTGAGCGGCGAGTTCCTTCTCGCTACCAGAACGTTCCTTCGCCGCTGCACCCGCGGCAGCTGCAGCTTCACGAGCAGCCTGCATCGCCTCACGACGAGTGGCCTTTTCCACAGACTCCGTCGCTTCGAGCAGTGCCTTCTCAGCAGCCGCACGAGTTGTCGCAGCATTCACTGCCTCGGTAGCGGCCTCTTGCACGAGAACCTTCGCGGCGGTGTACGTCGCCTGGTACGCGGCAAGGATCTCGGCATCAGCCTCACGTTCCGCTGCGACCTTCTCCTGTGCAGCAAGCTTTGCTGCGGCAGCTGCGTCACGGATCTGCTGCATCTCAGCAGCCTTCGTGACATTACCCCCGCCTTCACGCGTTGCGGCAGCCTTGTCCGCAGCAGCCTGACGAGCAGCGGTAACTGCTTCACGGATTGCTGCCTTCTCCTCGAGCAAGCGAGAAGCAACTTCAGTCTTGAGCGCTGCGGTGTTGCGACGTTCTGCCGCGAGCCACTCGTTGGCCAACGCCACGCTGTTCGCCGCTGCTGCTTCACGAGCCCGAGTCTCCTCGAGCAACGCAGCTTTCTGTTCTTGCGTAGCGCGTTTCGCCGCGGACCCGTTCTTCTCAATCGAAGACAGCTGTGAGTCGTAGGCTTGCTTGACCACACCCATCATCTGAGCGTATTCAGCCTGACTCATCTTCCCGGTCTGGAGAAGACGATTGTACTCAGCCTGAGTCTTGTTGAACTTCTCGGTCGCGGCGAAGGTCGGGTCAATGGCCGACTTCAACCTACGGAACGCGGCGTCGAGATCCTTCGTCTCGTTGACCACAGAGCCGACAGCGGCAGTTGTCTGACGTGCGCCCGATACAGCGCCCGCCGGATTAATGCCGATGTTAATGTTGAGGTTGTTGTCGTCGGCCATTAGTTTAACATCCCGCCTGGACCTGCCATTTTAAGCAGCTCGTTCAAGTCACCGGTTTCTTTAACCGTGGTTACCTTACCCGTTGCTTCGTCCACAATCTTCTTGACTTTGGTACGAGGCTTCAGTAGTCCGAGGTATCCGGCGACCGAGACAGCAACTGGTGGGCCGTCATGTTCCCACCACTCAACCATCATTCGGTACTTGCGGAGACCCCATTGTTTTCGGATAGTGTTCCAGCTTCCGCCTTCGACTCCGGCTGCGACGAGTTCAGCGATATGGGCATCACAGTTTCCGGTGAAGGGCTCGCTGTTGCCTCCTCCACCGGAAGAGCTCCCCCCGACACTGTATCCGCAATGTCGAAGCCGGCTTGCTCGATCATCTCGAACAGCACGAGTTTCACGGAGGCCATCTCGCTGGCCTTGAGGCGACGGCGAAGCATGTTGGTCATCTCGATGTGGATGCCTTCAACCGGCTTCGGCCATTTCTTGATGCGCTTCGGGGCATCGGGCGTATCGCCGGGCAGCTCCTCGGTCAGGGTGGGATCGATGTCCCAGTCCTTCGCGTCGAAGCCTTCTGACTCCATTAACCCCGCAGCGATAACTGCGAGGGCGGCGTTGGTTCCGGCGATTGGGTGAACTGTGGACATCGCTATCTCGATATATGGCCAAGCCAACTCGACTGCGATGAAGTTCATATCATCGATCTGATGCTCGATGGTACCTACTGTAATCTTTGCCATCGGGTCCCTCCTAAGGCATGATTGAAAGAGTCGGTCGGGGCGCATCCTGTAAAGACCGCATTAAGTCAGCCGCACTGACACCCCTGCCGATTAGTTGCCGCCGCCCGAGATGGACGTGGTCGTGATGCGAGCAACACGGTTAGCCTGATCGGCCATTGCCTGACCGGACAGTTCGGCGACCAGGTAGTCGTCCTGCTTGAGCGGCAGGGACAGCTTGTCCGCAACGTTCGAGTACAGGATGAGCGTGAAGGTCTTGCCGTCGTACAGCTGCGACAGAACGAGCTGGAACTTCGGCGTCGAACCCATCAGCTGGTTGCCGATCTCGAGCGAGCCACCCACAGCAGGGTCCTCGTAGAGATAGTCGATCAGCAGAGCGGCCGATGCCTGGGCGACGTTGAAGGTATAGATACCCGAGTCGCTGACAGTGTACTGACCGGCGGTGGGACCCGAAACAACCTGCTTCAGCGGAGCACCGGTCGAAGCAAGCTTCACACCGAAGTCCATCACGAAGTTCGCGGCGTTGTCCACAGTAACCGTGTAGGCGGTCATGGCGGGAACGGTCGCAGTCTCGTTGAACGCCTGGATCAACTGATCACCCGTCTCGACCGTCTGCCCGAAGAACAGCTGGTTGAAGGAATTGATGTCGATGTTGCCAGTCGCGGCTTTCCATTCGATCTTCGTCTTGCCGCGGGCGGTATCCAGCGCGAACTGGTACTGACCGAAGAGCTGCTTGATGTCGCCATTGAAGTCGACCGAGACGTCCTGCAATGCGCCGAACTTCAGCGGTGCACCACCACCCACGGGCGTAGCAAAGAGCTGCCCCGTGCCAAACATATACTGACTCATAAGTTGCTCCTTACTTTTACCCGACGGGGACCTTCCCGCTTTCACCGACTCATTGTCTGGGTAGTGAAATCTTGTCCATTATGGAACTAGTAGTTTAATGGGAACCACCATCATGCCTTGATCATCGATGTCCCCGGGATCCTTGAATACTCTACCGCCGATATAGCAGTGGTGTACTAGACCTCCTAGCGTATTGCGCTTCGGGAACCCAACGTCGTTCGGTTTAGGGGCAAGAGCAGTCCGTACACCCTTCAGGATGAGATTGTTCTCGATGGCCCCCATCACCTTCTTGTCTTTACCGGTGGCCTGGTATATGATCCAGTTCGCCTCCATCGTCGTCTTGTATGGCATGTTGCTCACCTGGCCTTCGGTGACAGCATGTTCTGCTTGCCCACACCAGGGTTGCGCCGCAGTCGGTACGTCGGAGAACAGCTTGATCCTACGAGTGATGGTCTTGAACCGCCGCTCATCAGTTTCTCCGGGGCGTATCCACCGCACTTCCGCCATGATCAAGGCGAGAGTATACATGATCAGTTCGTCATCCACCTTCGGATCTCCGGATACGGTTACGGACTTTCTCGATGACCTGATAGTACAGGCCCCGAGTAACCTTCGGGCTCATCTCGCGGTAAGCATCCTTCATGAAGTGCTTGCCCGTGATCTGACCGCCCGGGTGGAACACATGCATCGCGAAGACCTTGTCACCGGAGGCTGCCATAAAGGCGAGAACCTTACCGTGAGGGCGGATGATGTGCGGCGGAGTAACACCGCCTTCTTCCTGGATCTTCGCGTACGGTACGCCTGAGATATAGACGTGTCCCTCGACCTTCAGGCCTTCCTCAGTGAACTCGACTTCAACGTTGCTCTCGAGGTCACCGGTGGCGCGCTTCAGTCTTTCTTGGATGTTGGAGACGACGAGCTTCCTCATCTCCTCAGTCCAATACTTGATCTTGTCCCGGATGACAAGTCGAATGTCGTCTGGGATTGCCTCGATGTCGCGAAGCAGCTTCCTGTCGTTGAGGAGCTGGACAGAGAGGAAGTCGTCAGCCATCAGATGGGTACGACGTTCATGTAGTACTGGAGAGTTCCGCGGATGGAGTCGTTCATATCCTTCTGCGAGAAGGTGACGGTCTCCTGACCGCCGAGCGTCTTTGACAGAAGGCCGATACGATCCTTGCGACGGTACCACTCGCTGATCAGTTCAAGCGTTGCCTGAGCCACATCGGCGGGGCAGTAGTTGAAGTAGATCGAAGCAAGCTTACCGTGATCCGCTGTGGCATTGAAGGTGTAGGTGCCCCATGCATCGACTGAGTATTCACCCGCAGCGGGGTTCTCGTCAACACGGGTCGCAGTAACCCCATCAATCTGTACTCGGATGTCCTCAGTCCATTGACCGCCGAGCGATGTCGTCACCGTGGCGTAATCCGACGCCGGATCAGTCGGCGCATCGGGGATCCGGACGTCCTGGACGGTGCGATAGCCCGCCTCATATACGACTTGCGAGTATGCGCCGTAGTAAAACGCGCTACCGTACAACTCGAGCGCCTGGGGCGCTGCACGTTCATCGCTGATCAAGTACCCGTTCGTCGGCAGGCCACCGTTGCCGATGTTGGCTGCATTGACCGAGTTGCCGTTGATACCCACAGAGGTGATCG